GTTTACTCTTTTTATATGCAAAATTGGAATATTGGGGTTTCAGTTCAACTCAAACCAAAACAAAAGAAATAAAATGGCAAGGTTTAAATGTTTAAAATGTGGAAAGGAAAAGGAAATAAAAAAGCAAACTTTAGTTTTTGAAGATGGGAAAATGATTGTTAAAGAATCGAAATGCAGTTGTGGGGAATGGATGGAAGATCAAGAAGAATCGGATGGATTCGGAACAAGCTTTCAAGCTCCAAACGATAAACATAAATAATGGGAAAAGGTAGAAAAAAACTTCCAACAAAAATCAAAGAAATGCAAGGAACGGGCGTTCCATGTAGAACTCTTGAAAATGAAATGCAAGTTGATGTTATTTCTTCACTTCCTGAAACTCCAGAATGGCTTTCTGAAATAGGAAAATCAGAATGGTTGAAAGTTACAAATCAGTTGTTTAATATTGGAATGCTTCATCAGGTTGATTTGAGATTGATTGAAGCATATTGCAATGAAATGAGTTTGTATATTGAATCTGAAATGAAGTTGAGGGAGATCGGAAGAATAGATGAGTTCACAAATGCAGAGGGGGACATTACAAGAAGGCAATCAAAACCTCTTGTAAAAATTAAAAATGATTCACTTGCGAACGCTTTAAAATTAGCAACTCAATTTGGATTAACTCCAGTTGCTCGGGCTTCTATAAGTGCACCAACTAAAATTGAAAACACACAAATAAACAATTATTTTGAATAAATTTTATTTTGATGAACAAGCTGCAAAAAAAGCAATTTCTTTTATTGAAAAATTTTGTTCGCATACAAAAGGAGAATTAACTGGAACTCCTTTATTTCTGGAAGATTGGCAAAAGAAAATAATTGGGGATTTGTTCGGATGGAAATCGGTTGAAACAGAATTAAGAAAATACAGAACTTGTTTTATTGAGGTGCCAAGAAAAAACGGGAAATCAACTCTTTGTGCGGCCATTGGTTTATACATGTTGTTTGCAGATAGTGAAAGAGGATCAGAAGTTTATTCTGCTGCAGGGGATCGAGCACAAGCAGGAATTGTTTTTGAGATTGCAAAGCAAATGATTTTAAGCAATCCAGAATTATCTTCCAGAGCGAAAGTATTCAGAAATTCAATAACAAACGAAAGTAAAGGAAACTTTTATCAAGCTATTAGTTCAGATTCAAAAACGAAACATGGATTCAATGCTAACTGCATAATTTTTGATGAACTTCACACACAACCAAACAGAGATTTGTGGGACACACTTTTAACCTCAACTGGATCAAGAAGGCAACCATTATGCATTGCAATAACAACTGCGGGATATGATCGGCAATCAATCTGTTATGAGATTTATGATTATGCAAAGAAAGTTCAAAGTGGAGCAATTGAAGATGAAAGTTTTTTATCTGTAATTTATGAAGCTGAAGAAGAAGATGATTTAACAGATGAAGAAACTTGGAAAAAAGCAAATCCGAATTATGAAATTAGCTTAAGAAAGGAATATATGCAAAGAGAAGCTCAAAGAGCTGTTGATGTACCCAGTTATCAAAACACTTTCAAAAGGTTGATGTTAAACATTTGGACTGATTCGCAAACTGCATGGATTGGGAACAAAGAATGGGAATTGTGCCAAGGAGAAATTGACTTGGAAAAACTAAAAGGAAAAGAATGTTGGGCTGGTTTGGATCTAGCTTCAACAAGAGATATTTCTGCACTGGTTTTGATATTCAATGAAGATGATCAGTTTCAAATAGTGCCGTTTTTCTTTATTCCTGAAATGAACGCAAAGAAAAGAAGTGAACGGGATGGGGTTGATTATTTGACTTGGATAAAACAAAATAATATAATTGCAACCAGTGGGGATGTTGCTGATTATAATTTCATAAAACAGAAAATTACTGATCTTGCTCGGGAATACAGATTGAATTCAATTGCTTATGATCGTTGGAATGCGTCGCAACTTGTGAATGATCTTGTTTCTGATGGTGCAAATATGGCACCTTTCGGGCAGGGATTCGTTTCAATGAGTGCACCAACAAAGGAATTGGAAAAACTAATATTAGGAAAACAAATAACTCATGATGGAAATCCAGTTCTTAAATGGATGCTTTCGAATGTTGCTATTCAGGAAGATCCAGCTGGGAATATAAAACCGAACAAAGCAAAATCAACTGAAAAAATTGATGGGGTTGTTGCTTTAATTATGGCACTTGGGGAATTCATGACTACCGAAAACTTAAATTCAATATACGATCAAAGAGATATTTTAATTTTATGAAAATGATAATTATATATTCAGCAGATGGATTTGTTGAAGAATTCTGGAAACTAGCGAAAACGCATACAACATTAAAATCTGCATACGAGAACTTGGAAGTTGAACATGTGAAATTGTTTGGTAAAAGAAAATATTCTGATTATAATTCATTCAGGGTTTGCCGAGATCGTAAAAGAAAGGCAACAATGTTACATAAAAAAAAGTAGTTCGTGCCGTATAATTGCAAAAAATTATAAATGGGGATTCTCAATTCTATTCAAAAAATATTTTCAAGGCCAACAAATTCAGAAACGAGGGAAATAAATTTTCCAACAACTTTCGGATCTTCAACTGCAGTTTCTCCTGAAACAGCTTTAACATTTTCTGCAGTTTGGGCTGCAATGAGATTGTTGAGTGAATCAATTTCAAGTTTGCCAGTTGGAGTTTATGCTAAAGAAACAAATGGGGATAAATTAGAACTAACAAAAGATCCTTTAACATATTTATTGAAATTTCAACCGAACACTTACCAAAACAAAATAACATTTCTGGAATGGATTATGATGGGAATGCTTTCAAACGGAAATTCACTTGTTAAAATAATACGAAATGGAGCAGCAAAACCAATCGAGCTGTTGCCGATGGACTTCAATAAAACGAAAATTATTATCAAAGATAATAAATTGTTTTATCAAGATACAGAAACTGGCCAACCTTTGGACGCGTCTGATGTATTACATTTCAAACTTATAACTGGAAGCGATGGAATAACTGGACTTTCTCCAATAGATCAATGTAAGAATGCTATTGGGTGGGGAATGGATGTTGAGGAATACGGAAGAACATTCTTTAAAAATGGAGCAAAACTTTCTGGAGTTTTACAAACCGATCGAACACTTTCAGAGGGTGCAATTGATAGGTTAAGAAATAGCTTTAACGGAAATTATTCTTCATTAAGTGGATCAAACCAGACTGCAGTTTTAGAGGAAGGATTGAGTTTCAAATCGGTTTCAATTCCTGCAGATCAAGCTCAATTTCTAGCGAGTAGAGAATTCTCAATTGCAGAGGTTGCAAGAATTTTCAACGTTCCTCCGCATTTATTAAAGGACTTAACGAAATCAAGTTTCAATAATATCGAAATGCAATCTCAAGAATTCGTAACATATAGTTTGATGCCGTATTTAAACAAGATTGAATTGGAAATGAATACAAAGCTATTCAGAAGAAATGAGGTTGGAACAAAATATGTGAAATTCAATACAAATGGATTATTGAGGGGAAACATAAAAGATAGATCAGAATTTTACAGAACAATGCTCAATATTGGTGTTATGAGTGTAAATGAAATCAGAGGGAAAGAAGATATGAACAACATTGCAGATGGGGACAAACACTTCATGCAAATGAATATGACAACTATTGAACAAATCGGATCAGATGAAGAATAAAATCTGGGACAAAAAATATAATAACATGAAAACTGAAAAAAGAATATTTAACTTAGAAAGCAGATTCGAAACTCGAGAAGATGGAACGGAAGCGGTTGTTGGTTATGGGGCTGTTTTTAACTCAAGATCTGAAAATTTAGGTGGGTTTCATGAGTACATTTCTCCTGAAGCAATAACATCTGAAACAATTGAAAAATCTGATGTTAGAGCACTGATAAATCATGATCAGAATCTTGTTCTTGCAAGAAGTTCAAGCGGAACTTTAAAATTGAATGTTGATGAAACTGGTTTGAGATATGAGTTTAATATTCCTGAAACCTCTTATGGGAAAGATTTAGCAATTAACATGAAGAACGGAAACATTTCACAATCAAGTTTTGCGTTTGTCGTGGGTGCTGATGAGTGGAGCACTGATGAAGATGGGAACGATATTAGAACAATAACAAAAATAGATCGTTTGTACGATATTTCTCCAGTTGTTTATCCTGCATACAGTCAAGCAGAATCTGATCTTGTAGTTGCTCAAAGAGGATTGGCAGTTTACAAAGAGAAACAAGAAACAGAAAACGAAAATAAAGATTTGGTTTTGCGTTCGTTGGCAAACCTTAAAATAGAATTGATAAAACGAAAATAATTATAAATAAAAAAAATAACAAAATGAAAAATTCAAACGAATTAAAAGAGTTGCGTTCTGATATTATCAGTAAACTGGAAGTTATAAAAGAAACTTGCGTTGCTGAAGAAAGAGAACTAACAACTGAAGAGAATGTAGAAATGGATTCTTTACTAACTGAAGCAGATGATTATTCAGTTAAAATTACAAGAGCTGAAAAAGTTGAAACTTCTTTAAGAAATGCTGCAAAGGTTTCTGGAATTGTAGTTGAACCAAAAACAACAAAGGAAATTGAGAAATTCTCTTTCCAAGAAGCTATGCGTCAAGCTTGTTCAGGAAATATTTCTGGGATCGTTAAGGAAATGGATCAAGAAGCAAGAAATGAAGCAAGATACACTGGACAAAACTTCAAAGGAGTTGCAATTCCATCAATCGTTCTTGAACAAAGAGCTGCTGTTGGTTCTGCTGCTGTTAATGGAACTCAAGTTATGAGTTTTACTGATCAATTAGAAGCTAATTTGGTACTTGCTCAAGCTGGTGCAAACTTCTATTCTGGTGTTAACGATATGAAATTCCCAGTTATTTCTGGAGTAAATTCTTACTTTGTGCCTGAAACTGGTGGTAGTGCAGGAGCTGCAAACGGAACAGCTTCTTCTATTACTTTAACTCCTAAAAAATGTATTTCTGTGGTGAATGTTTCTCCTGAAGCTTTAAGACAAAATGCATCTTTAGAATCTGCACTTCAAAGAAATATGGCTGCTTCAATTGCTGCAACTCTTGAAAATGCTTTATTAGATACAGGAGATGTAACAAACGGACCTGCTTCAATCTTTGCTGATGCTGCTGCTGGACCAACAACAATAACTGCTGCTGATTGGGTTGAGTTGGAAATGGATCTTTTAGCTGCTGGAGTTATGTTAGGTGACAATGTAAAATATTTACTTGATGCAGATGCTTACAAAGCTGTTAAAACATTAGCTCAAGTTTCTTCTGTTTCTCCATTATGGGATAATGCAAACAAAGAGTTGAATGGTTACAAAGCTTTTGCAACTTCAAATGTTGGAGCTTCTGGAACTGCTGGGAAAGCTCATGCATTAGTTGGGGACTTCTCGAAAGTACACATTGCACAATTTGGAGGATTAGATTTATTATTCGATCCTTATACGAATGGAGCAACTGGAGAGCCAAGAGTCATTGTAACATCTTTATTTGATGGTGATGCTGTTCAAAATGGAACTGCATTCTATAACTTAATTGAAGCATAATTAAACAAAATTAAAACGGGGCTGGTTTCGGCTAGCCCCTTTTTTAAAAAAATATAATGAGAAATTTCACAATAATAACTCCCGCTTCATTAACTCCAGTTTCATTAACTGAAGTAAAGGCTCATTTGAAAGTTGATACAACTGCAGATGATACATTAATAACAAATTTAATTGTTGCGGCAACTCAAAGTTGTGAGATTTACACAAACAGATTCTTCATTGAAACTGAAATAAAACAATATTCAGATAGTTGGAAAGAAACTTCAACATTATATAAATCAGTTGTTGAATCAATTTCTCTTGTTCAGTATTATGATTCGGATAATACATTAAGAACTTTAGATCCTGCGGATTATTATTTGGACAAAATAAGTAAACCTGCAAGATTCAGATCTGCTTTTAATAAATCATTCCCGAATATAGCTTCAAGAATAAACGCAATTGAAATAACTTATAAGGTTGGGGAAAGATTTCCTGCTGATGTTGAAGATGGGGTAAAACAAGCAATTCTTTTAACTATTGGAAATTGGTATGCAAACAGAGAATCAATTAT